ATCGTTGACGACCTGTAGCCCTGTGATGGTTTGCAGGGTTGCGGTCAGGTCGTCGATGGCCTCGTTGAACAGGTCGGTGTATGCGGGTACGGGCATTAGGCCACCTGTGGGCGGTCAATCCCCAACAACTGCTTTACCATGCCTGATAGGCCGACGACGGGAGCGGTTGCCATGCCGTCAAACGACGCGAATTGATCCATTGAGCCGCGCTGACGGTACAGGGCACCGCCGTACATGATCGTACCTAGGGTGACGTCGCTTGATGGGCTGGTGCTAACGCTGTCAATGTATCCAGCTTCTTGTCGGCGGCGGTAACAGAACTGGTTGGCGGCTGCGGCGCATTGCGTCAAAAATGCTGCGTCGCTTGCGGTCGCGGTGCCGATCCCTAGCCAATCCTCAATGTTGGTGCTGGTGATCCAAGTGCAGACAGGCGTGTATGCGATTGACCCGGTGGATGCGACACGCTCAACGTCGCTGGCTGTCTTGGCGTACAGCACCTGATTTTGAATGGGTACCTGATAGTTGTACATGAGGTCGCCCTCGGTGTCGGTGCCGAGATACAGGTATTGCGGCAGCGCGTAGACCGTGTATAAGCCGTTGAACGTGGCGTCGACGCCTGTGACGGTGATTGCGCCGCCTACAACTACTTCTGAGGGTGTGAGGAGCTGTAGGACGGCGTAATCGTCCAGCAGGTACTTGTGGGTGACCGTGTAATTGGCCATGATGCAGGCCTCCTACCCGGTTCAGCTAACGACGATGTACTTGACCTGATCGCTGTCGGCGATGAAGGTTGCGACGTACCCGTAGTACGAGAACGTGCGACCGAGGGTGCCAGGCACTTCGACCGACATTAGGCCGCGTACCTGCTCGTAAAACTCGATCGCCTGGCCGCGGGCAACGTACAAGGTGCCTGCTGCGAAGTTGCGGTCTGCGACGAGGTTGAGGCCGAACGGGTTGAACGTGTTGGCGACCGTGATGTTTGCGGTGCCAAGTCCGTTGACCCCCATGAGGCCTGCTGCGCCTGCGTACGGGAAGATTGGGCGCTTGTCTCCGTCAAGCTGGCTGCCGAGCTTTTGCCATACGTCCGGCGACACGAACAGGTGGTCGGGCAGGAAGTTTGTGGCGTTGAGGATGTCGGTGGCTGCGTCGTACAGCGCGGAGATCAACGAGGACGGGTCGTTTGCGGTAACCGTCCAGGTTGCGCCGGATGCTGATGCGCCGTTGGAGATCGCGTCTGCGGCGATGTCGTCCGAGGCAAGCATGTACTGGCCAGCAAGGTCGCGCAGGATGATTTCCATTGCGGCTGGGCTGGTGAAGTCAATGTCCTGCACCGACAGCGTGACCTGACCAGCAAGCGTAGTCTTGGTGACGACGTTGGATGCGATGACCGGGGTGGTGGCCGATGCGCCCGTCAATTCGGTTGACTGGGTGGCAATCGATGGGTGGGTCGTCCACGTCGGACGGATAAACGTCTTTTGGTTGCCACCGTCTGGCATAGCGCGAGCGCCGACAGCTGCGACGACCGGACGAATGTAGTTCAAGTCCTGGAACACAGGGCCGAGAACTGGAACAGGCAACAAACCTGGGGTATCGGTGGTAAGGGTGTCACCTGCGGCTGCCTGCAACGCGGTTTGACGCGACTTGGCGGCTTCGACGAAGGCTTCGTTGACCTTGCGGAACGTGTCGCCACCAATGTGGTAGGCGGCCATGTATTCGCCTGCGGTTGGCATACCAAAGTTGCGCTTCGGCTGTGCCGGGATTGGTGCGGTTGGGATCGCGGCCTCAACTGCGGCGGCCTCGACGACTGGTGCGTTTTCCATTGCTGGTGTCTCCTCTTGTGGGGTCTCTTGTTCAGTATTGCCGATTTCTTCGGTTGGTTGGTGGATACTTGCGGCTACTTCGGTGATGGCGGCTGCGTCGCCGAACGCTCCGACGGGTACGAGCGACAGTTCTACCCAGTCGGCGGCCTTGACGATCATGGTGCCGTCGTCGTCGTAGCTGAAATCGGTGGGGGTGACGCCAATAGATACCTGGTCAATGACGCCTTCGGACAGCATGATCATGGCGTCTTGGCCTTGGCTAGATGCCGAAATTTTGGCGGTAAACAGCATCCCTTCGGGGCTGTCAACGCGTTCGGTGACAACGCCGACGGGCATTGTGCTGTCGTGGTACATGAACAGGCGCGGTGCCTTACCCTCGACGGGTAGTGCGCCTGGCTTGATGATGACGTCTTGCCCGGATGCGACGGTTGCTTTGACGTTGTACGGTACGGCGACGCCGCTAATTTCGCGTCGGCCTGCACCCTTACCAGCGATAATGCTGATGTCGGTGGCATGAAATTTGATCATCGGTTTGCGATCCTCTCTTGCGTGTTTTCTTGAATGTTGACTTCTGATGGTTCATCCATTTTGTCGGCTGCGTATTCTTCTTCAAGGTATTCGTCGGCGTCGAATTCAACATAGGTGCCGCGTGGTAGCACGTTGTCCATTGACAGGGTTGCGGCGATTGCTTCGGCATAGAGCTTGACACCGAAGATGTAGAGGTCGGCGCGGGCCTGCTGTGCCGATTGGTACGAATACGATCCGGTGCTGACGCCGACGAGATATGGCGGGACGTTGCCAAGGCGGGCGGCCTCGAGCGCCGAGTAGTTGGCGCTTTCAATCAACAGCATTTTGTCGGGGGTCATAGTGGTCGGCTCGTAGTTCAAGTACTGGTTGAGCGCCGCGGTCTGATTGGTAGCTCGAGCCGCGTTAAATTGGGCGGCAATGTCAGTCAATTCTTGTGCCGACAATGGTTCGCCGTCGGTCTGCTTGAGAATGCCTGCCGGGATCGAGCTTGACGCATTGCGATTTCGCGCTGCTTCAATTTTGAGCGCGGTCTCAATGGCGCCTGGCGCCGAATAGATCAAGCCTTGTGTCGGGCTGAGGAACTGCACAAGGTTTGCAGGGTCGAGTTCGCCGCCGTTGAAGTACACCTGCTTGGATGGTGCAAACCACACGGGGCCAACTTGATCAGGCGTCGTGATTGACCCGGTCGGCAGGCGCGTGAATGACGCAGGGTAGCCGTCGGCGGTGCGTGACGTGATGTACCAAAACGCGCGACCGTAAAAGAACAGGTCGTCAAATGTCCAGGCCATAATGTGCCCGTACGGCACGGTCGGGTCGGGTCGGCGTAGCCATGACCGCGGTGCCAAATACACCTTGGTCATTTCTTCTTCTAGTTCGTTCCAAACTTCGTTGTACATCTTGAGTGGCATGCAGCTGATGACGGATGCCATGAGGTCGCGCGCACGGTTGATCGCAGGCACCGAGATTGCGCGGTTGCGGGCTTCACCTTCTTGGTAGGTGTAGTACTGGCCGATCATGTTCGGGCCTTGCGCGTTTGACGTGTAACCGACAGCGGCCTGCACTTCAGCAACGGGGGTGGTGCTGATTGCGGCGGTCTTTTTAGCGAACAGGGCCATGTGTCAAGTGTGCCACAAGCGTCAAGCGTTTATGTGTACCCGCCCGCCGACACGATCCCGACGAAAGGCCGGGGCGGGTACGTTGCGATGCTACACGCTGACGATCATTGGGCGACCGCTTTGTGCTGGTCGAGCGACCATGCCCGCGGCCCATACCATGCACCTGGCTAACTCGATCGGCCCAGGTGAGCGTTGCGATGACAGCACCAACGTGTTCTGTGTTTTGACGGCGACGGCGCGTTGGACATGTTCGGCGAGCATGGTTTCCCCGGTATGCAGCAGCCTGCCTTGGTTGATTAGGTCGCGGACGATTGGGGTGAGTTTGCCAAGTTCGGCGTAGCCGACGATGACGCGGCGACGCTCAAGGTTAGGTGGGCAGATGGCGTCAATGCTGGGCGACATGGCGAACCGTACCGTCGGGTCGGCGGCTACCTCAGCCAGCTTGTCGTACAGCTCGCCGATCGTGTCGACAACGAACGCGATGGTGCAGATGGTGCGTCCGTCGGGCAGGTTGACGGCGCGTACAGCTGCATATCGGGAGTCGTCGAGGCTGGCTTCAATGGCGATGATGCCGCCCATTGGGATCGGGCCGCGGTGCTCTAGTTCGGGCCAGCGTCCGGGTGCGATCCAGCCGCGGGCAACTGTGACCCATAGGTTGAGGCTGGCGCGTAGGAATGATGCGCGGTCAGGGTTTTCGCTTTCCTGTTGCAACGTTTCTAGGGTGAGGGTGTGCCCGATGGCGGGGTTGCCCCATGTCCACGATGCCGGGCTCATCGGGTCAACGTGCGGCGGTGGTGACCATTCGGCCATGTAGTTGACGGTCGGTTGCCCGCTGTCGATTGCGCGTAAACCATGCTCACGCCAACGCTGGAATAACACAGACGCTTCGGTACCTGCGGTCGACATGAACAGGGCGAACGGGTTTTTGCGGGCGCGCTGCGCAGGCATCAAACCGCCCTCAACGACCTCGGCGTCAACGTCAAACAACTCGTCAACGATCAGCAAGTCGATGCTCATGCCGTGACCGGCGTTGTGTTTGGCAGCTTTGATCCACCACGTCGTACCGTCCGGCATCGTCACTTTGTTGCGACCATAAGACCGCGACACATAGGCACCGTACTTGTTCTCAAGAATGTCAGCCAAGTCATCAAACACCATGACGGCCAAGTCGAGGCGGTGCGCCACCGACACGATCGTCTGTTTTTCGCCGCGGATCTTCGGCATCTCAAGCAACCAAAACAAGATGACTGATTTGAGAATGATCGACTTGCCGTTCTGTCGAGCCACAGACCCCAACGCCGACCGATGCACCAACAGCCCCTCATCATCAAACGTCAACGCCCGGTCAAGAAAATGCACCTGCCACGGCATCAACTCAAGACCCAGCGCGTCCTGGGCTATGTCCCCCACAAGCGGCCCATACGATCCCGCCCCATCCGGGCTAATCGTCTCGAGCCTCGGCTGATCATGGCCAGTTGGCGCCAGTTCAGGCTGGTTCAAGCTGGTCTTGGGATATTTGAGATTGGGGCTCGGGGTGATCTCGTTTGCGTGTAAAAATTCGTTTAGTGCTTTGTCTCTTGCCTGTTTAGCCGCGGCCAATTTTTTGTTGCGATGTGTTGCGCCACGTGCAGCGTTGCAAGGCTTGCAAGACGGCACAAGGCCGTCGTTATGTGTGCCCTCGCGGTCTACTTCGACGAGGTGGTCGGCTTCGGTTGCGGGTCGGCGTCGGCACCAATGGCAGATTGGGTTGTCGGCAAGTAGGGCTTTGCGGGCTTGCTGGTAGCCGGGTGATCGGTATTCTTTGCGGTTCATGTGGCTTGCTCCCGCCCTCGCGTTGCTCGGTTGGGCTGGCGCGGCGCGTTCGCGCCTTGCCCTCGAATTGT